CACAGATGGCCACAAGTATTGCTTTTCTTGCCAAACTTACACACCCGCAGAGGGTATAAATCTTAATTCACAATCACGGAAAATGACTAATGTCAACTTTAAAGGAGAACCAGAAGCCCTCCGAAAGAGAGGTATCTCTGAAAGTACTTGCAAAAAATTCAGGATTTACAGAGATGGAAATACTCTACGCTTTCCATACTTTACAAGCGATGGAGTTCTTGCTGGATTCAAAATAAAAAATAAGAAGAAGGAATTTACATATGAAGGAATTTCCACTGACACTTTATTCGGTCAGCATTTGTTCCCTACTACTGGTAAACGCATTACTATTACTGAAGGTGAACTAGATGCTGCCAGTTGTTACGAATCTATGTCCGGATGGCCGATGGTATCAGTACCGCATGGAGCCGCTGCCGCTAAAAAAGACCTCCAGAAACAGATTCCCTTGTTCCAAGGCTATCAGGAGATCGTCTTGTTCTTCGATAACGACGAGGCGGGGAGAAAGGCTACGGAAGAAGCGGCTAGCATACTACCAGTCGGGAAGGTCAAGGTTGCTCGCATGGAGAACTATAAAGACCCATCCGAGGCATTACAAGCTAACGATGCTCAAGCGATTCGAGAGGCTATTTGGGAGGCTAAACCGTGGCGACCTGATGGCATTGTTGAAGGAAAAACGTTACAAGCGTTAGTTACTACACCTACACCACCAGCAGATCATGACTACCCATTCAGAGGATTACAAGATAAACTGCACGGCATTAGATACCAGGAGCTTACTACGGTTACTTCGGGATCTGGACAGGGAAAATCTACCTTCTGCCGTCAACTTGCTACTGACCTATTATCCAAGGGAGAAAAGGTCGGGTATTTGGCACTTGAGGAATCAAACAGAAGAACAGCTCTTGGATTGATGTCCACAGCAGTTGGAACTAATTTACATCTAGGAGAACATGATGAACAAGAACTCACCTCCGCCTTTGAACGAAGTATTGCTAATTGGCATCTCTATTTGTTTGATGGCTTTGGGAGTTTTGACCCGAACGTTATTTACAACAGGATCGAGTACCTTGCCAGTGGACTGGAGTGCCGTGTTGTATTCCTTGACCATCTATCCATACTATTAAGTGGATTAGAAGGTGATGAAAGGAAAATGATTGATACTACAATGACAAGATTAAGATCATTAGTAGAAAGAACTGGTATATCTTTATTTTTAGTATCACATTTAAGGAGAAGTAATAATGATCGGACTTCGCACGAAGAGGGAGGAAGAGTGTCCCTTAGTCAGTTGCGAGGATCTCACAGCATTGCTCAAATATCAGATCAAGTCATTGCCCTCGAAAGAGATCAACAGAGCGAGGCTGAACGAGATGTCACAACTCTTAGAATCATTAAGAATCGTTATTCAGGCGAAACAGGTTACGCTGGAAAAATAAGATTTGATTTATCCACCTCACGATTTACAGAATATGAAACTACGGAATCACCAGTTTTCAACCCCAGTACGGACTTCTAAAAGTCCTATTATAGAATGGAAGAGTAAGCCACAATTAATTAGACCTAACCCACCTACAGCAGAGGCAATTAAACGTGCCAAATTCAAAGATAAAACCTACCATTGGAACAGTCCTGTTCGATCTGGAAACCAACGGGTTGCTAACAGATGATGACACCCGTATCCACTGTGCTGTCCTCCATTATCTCGAGGATGGTAGAACTGAGACATACAACGATGAATGCCCTGGTAAAGGGATGTCATCACCTATTGTCCGTGCTGTCCAACACTTACAACTTGCTGATACTATCGTCGGTCACAATATCATTGGTTTTGATATACCTATCATCAAAAGTATCTATCCTTTTTTCCGCTATAGTGGCAGGGTTATTGATACTCTTATTTTATCTCGCTGCTATCATCCTAATTTATATGACATAGATAAAGTTAGTAAGAAAATACCAGAAAAATTATATGGACGTCATTCTCTTGAAGCTTATGGACATCGATTAGGTGAATACAAAGGCGATTACGGTAAGACTACCGACTGGAAAGAATGGAGTCAAGATATGGAAGATTATTGCGTACAAGACGTTGTTGTTACTAAGAAATTATGCGAACATTTCCTACCTTACCTGAATGGGTAGTACTAGAACATCAGGTAGCACAAATTCTCACTGAACAAGAACAGCATGGATGGTATTTTAATGAAAGAGCTGCACGGGAGCTTGAATCTTCTCTCCGAAGAAAGTATGAAGATACTTGTCAAGTATTACGAGACAGGCATCCTTTTATCAAAGGAGCAGAATTTACTCCTAAACGAGCTAACAGAACAAAAGGATACATTGAAGGCGCTACGTTCACTAAACTAAAGGAGCTGAATCCCACCTCAAGGGATCATATATCATGGATCTTACAAACACATTATGGCTGGACTCCTTCATTAATGACAGCCTCAGGGAAGGCAGTTATAGACGAGACCGTCTTAAAAGAACTTGGGACGGATATTGCTCTTCAGTTCTTGACACTACTAACTCTGACAAAGCAGTTAGGGATGATATCCGAAGGCGTGAACGCATGGCAGAAGCTTGTTACGACGTCTAGTAGAATACATCATCATTGTTCAACAGCTACATCTACATTTAGATGTGCACACCGTAAACCAAATTTAGGACAGGTTCCATCAGATGAAAAATTTAGGAAACTTTTTACGGCATCCCCTCACATGGTTATGTGCGGTGCCGATCTTAGTGGTATTGAGCTTCGAGTTTTATCCCATTATCTTGCGAAGTTTGATGGAGGACGCTATGCGGAGATCCTTCTCAACGGAGACATCCATACCGTCAATGCCGAACGTATTGGAATCTCCAGACGTCAAGTCAAAACCGTCACTTACGCCTTCCTCTACGGGGCTGGCGATACCAAATTAGGATATAGTTATGACCCACTACTTACCGAGGACGAGGCGAAGAAGAAAGGGAGAGAGATTCGTAAAGCTTATGTTGATGCCATTCCAGGTCTTAAACAATTGCTGGAAGCAGTACACAAAGCTAGTGAGAGGGGCTTTCTTCATGGACTCGACCACCGTCGTATCCTCGTTGACTCGAGGCATAAGTCCGTCAATTACCTCATACAAGGATCGTCAGCGGTCCTCGCAAAAAAATGGATGGTCTTAGCTAATGAGAATTTACCAAAAACTGCTCGACAACTTGCATTCGTTCATGATGAATTACAATTTGAAGTCGAGAGTCAAGAAGTAGATGACTTAAAATTTCTACTAGAACTCACAGCTGTACAAGCTGGAGAGTATTACAAACTTAGATGTCCTATAGCAGCTGAATCTAAATCAGGGGCTAATTGGGCAGAAGTACATTAACCACCTATGAAACTATTAATTGACGCAGACTTTATCGTATATAAGTCTTGCGCTGCTGCAGAAACAGAGATTGATTTTGGCGATGACTTAATTGTAGTCACCAGTCAATTTAAAGATGCTCTGAAAGCAACTAAAGGTGAGATTAACAAGATTAAGACTAAGCTTGGAAATTTTGCTGATGTAATCCTATTCTTTTCAGACACTGTAAATTTTAGGAAAAAAATCATGCCCGAATATAAAGGGCATCGTAATCGTAAAAAACCATGCGGTTATAAACGTGTTATCAACGCACTCAAGTTAGAGTACGAAGTAATCATAATGCCTGAGCTAGAAGCAGACGATGCTATGGGTATATATGCAACTGCAAACCCAGGAAATATTATAGTCAGTCCTGATAAGGATATGAGGCAAATTCCTGGACAACTATACAACATGGATGAAACTTTCACAATCACGGACGAAGGCGGAGCAGCTTGGCATCTTATCCAGTGTCTTTCTGGAGATCAAACTGATGGATATGGCGGAGTCCCTGGAATTGGAGTTAAAAGAGCAGAAGCGTTATTCAAGAAAGAAGGATATAGTTGGAGAACTGTCGTCAGAGCTTTCAAAGATAAGGGACTCACTGAAGAGGATGCTCTTGTTAATGCAAGACTGGCTAGGATATTAACTACTGATGATTATGATCACGAACAAAACATACCAAGATTATGGACTCCCACCTCCGGTTACACAGTTAACTATGGAGCAGGATCTAAAGATGAGACTAATTGAAGATAGACTTAATGAAGTTTACCACGATAAAAAGGAAGATATAATTACTGTCTTCCTAGCTCTTCAAAAACAAAACTTTGTAATGGGTAATTCACTCAAAAATTTAATTGAACACATAGTACTTACTTAATCATGACAGCTAATGTTATAGCTCGTACAGGTCGGGTCCAACAATGGTTGGATAATCCTGAATCACGTCTACCCGTGTCATGCACAATATTTAATGTAGATGACTCAATCGAAGGACCAGAAGGTATCGAAGCCTCCTGGAGATTCGTCTCACATGCCTTACGATTTGGAGCTGGAGTTGCAGTCCATCTATCTCAGCTCCGACCCAATGGAAGTGAAAACGAAAAAGGTCTTGTTGCTTCTGGACCAGTATCATTCGCTAAAATCTACTCAGCACTCAACGAAACCTTAAGACGTGGGGGAGTGTATAAAAATGGCGCTGTAGTTATACATATTGATGCAGATCATAAGGATATAGTTGAATTTATAACCACTCCTAGAGCTCAATTACCTTGGGTCAAAAGATGCGTAGATATAACACCCGAACTATGGGATAATTTAGATAAAAACACCCGAGAAGCTTTAATTTATGGAATCAAATCAGGAGATGTTTGGCTCAACAAAATCAAACACGACAAGAATGGCAGACGTATTTTCGGCAATGTGTGCCTTGAAGTTTACGTGCATTCACGAGGAACATGCTTGCTCCAGCATATCAATCTCGCTGCCTGTGGAATCGGAGATCTCCAAGCGGCTTTCACTAAAGGTATGTCCGAGTTGTGCGATCTTCATAGCAGAACAGGCGTTGGAGGGTCTGGAGAGTACTTACCCTCGGAGACAGATAGGCAAGTCGGGCTCGGAATGCTTGGATTGGCCAACTTCCTTAGAAGGAACGGCGTAACCTATGCTGATTTTGCTGATGCATTAGAACATAAAGCAGAAGCTAGTGAAACAGCACATTATATAGTAGCAGAATTAACTAATGCTATTAATAATGCAGCTTATATAGCTAAGTTAAATAAAATGGACAGAGCTTTTGCTATAGCTCCTACCGCCTCCTGTTCATATAGGAGTACAGATTTAGATGGGTATACAAGTACCCCGGAAATAGCACCTCCAATAAGCCGTACTGTTGATCGTGACAGCGGAACCTTTGGAGTACAAAGATATGATTATGGCGATGTCGAGATCGCCTCAGAAGTTGGCTGGGACGTATACAAACGTGTAGCAGATGGCATTATGATATTACTCGACAATACGGGACTTCTTCACGGCTACAGCTTTAACTCATGGAGTGATGTTGTAGAATATGATGAACAATTCATTGAAGAGTGGCTGGATAGCCCCCAAACATCCTTATATTATAGCCTTCAGGTTATGGGCGATGTTCAGGACAAATCTAGTGCTTATGCTGCTTTAGACGAGACTGATGTTGACGATTACCTGCAGGATATACTCAATGAACAAACTTGCGATTGTCAACAATGAGAAAACATCCTTATCAAAAATTATTAGAAAGAAAAAGAACTTGGACACCAGTCATACCAACGAAAGGGGAGGTTAAATACGGTGCGGAAGAAACCATCAAACGTGCTTTGGCAATACGTCATATGGAGCTACCAGTGGGAGAATTTATACGTGAGGGACTTGAAAAAGAGGTTCCCTCACTTGCTCGGGAGCTTCTTGAATCAAACGTTAAAGACGAGATCAAGCATGATCTTGCCTTGGGTTATATAGTAGAAGCCCATGGAGCTGATTCACAATCAGAAAAGGAGGGGAAGTTATTAAGAGATGCATGGATTGCACACCCTGACCATACAATTACCAAAGCTTTGGTCGCAGAACGGGCTATCTTCTTCGTTCTACT